CATGGCGCTGTTGTCTTTGGAGGTGTTTGCATGACCAGACTTCCAGCGCCCAACAAGTGGGTAGACCATATCGTTGACAACAACCAACGACGACACGGCATTTATCGCATCAACGCGGCGGAATATCCAAAATACGTCGCGTTGGTCTGGGTCACAACACATAGCTTCCTGCTCGGCAACAGCCATAACCATGTAACCTTGGTTTGACCAGTCCCACTGCTTAATATCTGGCGCGTATAACACGCCGGCGGTACTTTCGGCCATCTGATGAAGGTGGCGCAAGGCCCTATAGGTCATAGCTATCTGCTCAGGTTGGGCTGCTCCCATACCGGGTTTCATCGGTATGTCCATGTATTTTTCTATGCGGCGCTTTGAGGAGGCGCCAGATATCAGTTTTGTAACGATTTGGGAAACCACATCTGCAACAGCAATAAGACGTATGCGGCCTTGCTCGAGTTTTTGTTTCGAGTGTGGCTCGTTTTTGTCCATGTAATGCCATATGCCACCCACTCCCCAATTAAACAGGGTCAGAGGGTCAAAGACATAGTCTCGCTCTGAGATATCGTAAGAACCAAGTGGTTTAGGACATTCGAGCCAGGCAAGGCGGGCATGTATGGCCCAATGATACTTGGTGCCATGCTCGTCCCAAAGGTCGGGAATGGCAAGGGCGCCACACAGAAATCCCCATGTGTCGCAGGCAAAGCTGTGGGAGGGGGGAGCTACGGCTGTGGCTATATGCTGGTCTATGAAGGTAACTGCAACGTCTGGTGAGGTTGAATGTGCGCGCACATACTCACGCATTTCAGGCGCAAGAGCCATAAGGTTGACACGCATTTTCTCGATCTGGGAGTGTGTATGTATGGGCCTAGCTCCATCGCCAGTGCCAACCCGCGGGTAGGTCTCGTTGAACCAACACATTGCACGGAGTCTAAGGAGCACATCACACATTAATGCACGGGTTGCACCCTGATCAACTAAGATCTTGGCGTTGTTAGCATACCCCATCTGTGTGTATGGCAGCCCTGGCGACTTATCCATGCCAATGTTATCGGTTACAAACTGCAACAGCCGAGGGGAGTACGTGTCATACAACGCGGAAACAGAGGATTCAGTTGTGACTATTGTTGTCAACAACTCGTGTATCCACTCAGGGTTCCTGAACCCGCAGTCTGCTGCAAGCAGTTCATCAACGACTTGTTTGTTCGCAGTGGCGAAAGGTACCACAGAACGTGGCTGTTCCCAATCGGTGCCTCGGTTCATGGTTTTGTCATTATTAACGGGCGGAGGCAACGCCAAGTAGTCACGCGTATGGTATACAAAACTGGC